TAACTTTGGTCCTGGTACTGGCGTTGATCCGTTCTTCGGATACGCAGGCACTGCTACCAATCCACTCACTGGTAGCGGTCTAACCACTGGTTCGGCTCTAACCACCTCCTTTGGTGAAGGCAATGCCCCCAACCAAATGGCGTTCACCATTGAGCGCGTCGGCGTTCAGGCTGCAACCCGTATGTTGGCTGCTTCGTACTCGGTTGAACTCGCCCAAGACCTCAAGGCTGTTCACGGTCTTGACGCAGAGACAGAACTCGCTAACATTCTGTCCACTGAAATCATGGCTGAAATCAACCGCGAAGTGGTCCGCAACGTCTACCGTTGCGCCAAACTCGGTGCACAGCAGAGCGATCTGTACTACAAGACCGTTGCTGGCGGTCTAACCAATGGAACAGGTCTGCCTGGTGGCGTGTACGATCTCATTCAGGACTCGGACGGTCGTTGGAGCGCGGAAAAGTTCCGTGGTCTAATGTTCCAGATCGAGCGTGAGTGCAACCAGATTGCGAAGGACACCCGTCGTGGCAAGGGCAACTTCATCATCGTCTCCGCAGACGTTGCAAGTGCCCTCGCAATGGGTGGCTTCCTCAACATCTCGCCAGCACTCAATGTCTCGCTTGATGTTGACGACACGGGTAACACCTTCGCAGGTACGCTCAACGGCAAGATCAAGGTGTACATCGACCCCTACGTTGATGTCACTAACGGCACTGCACCGAACTTTGTCTGCGTCGGCTACAAGGGCACCAGCCCTTACGATGCAGGTATGTTCTACTGCCCGTACGTTCCGCTCCAGTTGATGCGTGCGGTGGATCAGACCACCTTCCAGCCCAAGATGGCGTTCAAGACCCGCTACGGCATGGTTGCGAACCCCTTCGCTGAAGGCAGCGCAGCCGGTCTTGGCGGACTCAAGACTCGCAGCAATGTCTACTACCGTATCTTCAAGGTGGACAACCTCCACGGCGTTGCATCGTAATAGACTCTCTGTCAGAGTTACTTTCGGGAAGGGGGAGGCGAAAGCCTCCCCTTTTCTTTTCTACATACTTGTATGGCACTGAACTATAACTTTACAGATATTCCTGCTGATGTACTGGAGCGGTATCCCGACAGCGTGAACCCACTGCTGCCAACGTACTTCAGGTTTACACTGGCACGTATTCCAAATGTCATGTACTTCTGCCAGTCTGCAAATATTCCTGGTATGAACTTGAGCGAAGTGATTATGCCTAACCCTTTTGTCCCTATCAAAGCACCAGGAAAACTGGACTTTGATGAACTGGCTATTTCATTCATAGTGGATGAGGGGCTAAACAACTGGCTTGAAATAAAGAACTGGATGCGCTCCACGACAAATGTAGAGGACTACACGGAGTTCAGACCCGTGAACACCCACCTGTCCACGGCTAACCTCATTATTTTGAACAGCGCAAAGCAGCCCAAACTGAATGTTACATTTGAGGGCGTATTTCCCCGAAACCTTACAGGCATAGACTTCAACTCCAGCATTAGTGAGCCTGATCCGTTTGTGGTGAACTGTTCGTTCTCGTTCCGCTCGTTTAATATAGAGCGACTGTAAAATAGAACAGAGTACTTGACACAAACACAGAAGTGAGTAAAATTCTGTGTGGAGGTCACTATGACTCTAAACGATTTACGAGCAGAACTGCTGAAAGACATGGGATTGGACGAAACCGCACTGGACTCCGAGTCTCTGCGTATTCCTCAACTTCACGGCAAGTACCTAAACTTCTTGTTTGACGAACGCCTGCTGCTATCCAAATACGAAGGCGATCTTGCCCGTACCACCCGTGTAAAGTGGGAGTATTACACAGGCAAGATGAGTGACGAGGAACTACAGCAACGAGGACTGGAGCCGTTTCAACTGAAGGTTCTGCGTCAAGACATTTCTGTGTACATGGACTCTGACGAAGACATAATCAAAGCACGACAGCGATTGCAGTACCAACGGGAAAAGATTTCTCTGCTTGAAGAGGTGATCAAGGAGTTGAATAATCGTCACTGGAAAATACGCAACGCCATAGAGTGGAGAAAGTTCACCAGTGGTCAGTGACCTTCTAGTAAAGGATCTTGACTCGTGGTGGGTGGACAAGATGTACTTGCAGGAAGCGTTTTTTGCAGCCACACACAGCATCGACCCACACACTCAAGTGGGAGCGGCTTTGGTTGTACCTGGAAGTGGAGTGCTGCTGAAGAATTGTAATGCTGTGCCAACCCGATTGGCAAAAGCAGGGTATCCAAAGACTACTGAACACAAAAACTACTGCACAGAACACGCAGAGCGGCGTGTAATATACCAAGCAGCAATGAACAAACTGTATACAGGTGGACTTACTCTGTACACCACATGGATTCCGTGCTGTGATTGTACCCGTGCAATTATACAGTTTGGAATTGATAGGGTGGTTACTCTTGCAGCCTTGGCACAGAAAACTCCTGAACGATGGCAAGAGTCAATGCACCAATCCGTTTCCATGCTGCAAGATGTTGGTGTGCCTGTAGTTGGTTGGACTGGAAAACTGTCGCCTAAATACTCTATACGCTTTAACAGTGAAGTTCTAAACGGAGAGGACATGGGCTGATGGTTGACTTGGATGTGAGCGTAGTGGACTCTGTGTATGTTCGGGTAAACTGCGACCGCAGTGTAGCCCGTGAATTGTCCGATTACTTTACATTCAAGGTTCCTGGATACAAGTTTATGCCTGCGTACCGTTCCCGTATGTGGAACGGAGAGATACGCCTGTATAATGTTCACACACAACAAATATACGGTGGACTTACAGAGTATATTCAAAAGTTTGCACAGGAACGCAACTACAGCATTACCCTGCCTGCCGTAAACGGATTCAAGACCGATCACGAAACTGTTCGTGGTTTCATCCAAAACCACCTTAATGTTCATGTGAACGGCAAAAAGACAGCGGCTCACGACCATCAAATCAATGCAGTGATCCACGCAATGGAGCGTGAGCGGTGCTTGCTGCTGTCACCAACAGGCAGTGGTAAGAGTCTTATCATCTATTCGCTTGTTCGGTACTACTTGAGCAAGATTCCCAAGGACAAGAAGGTGCTCATTGTGGTGCCCACGGTGTCGCTTGTGGAGCAGATGTTCTCTGATTTTGAAGACTATTCCAGTGCGAACGGGTGGGACGCACAAAGAAACTGCCACAAGATTCTTGCCGGAGAAGACAAGGGGACATCGAAGCGTGTGGTAATCTCCACATGGCAGTCCATTTACAAGCAGGACGAAAAGTATTTCCAACAGTACAGTGCTGTGGTGGGAGACGAAGCCCACCTGTTCAAGTCTAAATCGCTTACTGCGGTGATGAGCAAACTAAAGACTTGCCCGTTTCGTGTAGGCACAACTGGAACTTTGGACGGCACACAAACCCACCGTTTGGTGTTAGAGGGACTGTTTGGAAAAGCGTACGAGGTGACAAAGACAAAGGCACTCATGGAGCAGAGCATTTTGAGTGACCTGAAGATTGACTGCCTACTGTTGCAGTACCCTGACAGCGACAAGGATCAGATCAAGAGAGCCAAATATGAAGACGAAATAAAGTGGTTGGTAGGGTCACAACGCAGAAACGATTTTATAATAGACCTGTGTAAGCGGCTTAAGGGCAACACACTTGTTCTATTTCAATTCGTTGAGGCACACGGCAAGGTACTAAATACAATGGTGACCTCCAGCGTTCCACCCGAGCGAAAGGTCTTCTTTGTGTACGGGGGTACAGAAGCCTCCGAACGAGAGGACATTCGCAAGATCGTGGAAAGCGAAAATGATGCCATTATCATTGCTTCGTACGGCACGTTTAGTACAGGGATTTCCATAAGGAGGCTGAACAACATCATCTTTGCGTCCCCATCCAAGTCTCGTATTCGTGTGCTGCAAAGCATTGGTCGCCAACTGCGAACCCATGAAGACAAAGGCACTGCACGACTATACGATATTGGAGATGACCTGTCGTGGAAGTCGTGGAAGAACCACACTCTGCGCCACATGAACGAGCGTCTTCAAATATACAAGTCCGAAGGGTTTGACTACCGAGTAGTCAAAATTCAACTAGGAGAAACGCCATGAGATCACGAAAGAAGTCTGAACTCCGCGTGTATAAGTTGCGTAGCGGCGAAGAGATTGTGGCGCGGTACGCAGGCAAGACGAAGGACAAGATCAAGTTGCAGCGTCCCATGCGTGTAGTGAACGCAGTTCAAGCAGATCCATTCACCGGATCGCGTAGACAGGTTACATACTTCACAGACTGGTTGGGCTGCACAAACTCTCCTAACGCAGAGATCCCTCAAGACTTTGTGCTTGTGGACTTTGACCCGTCACCCGAAATCACTTCACTGTACTCACGACAGATTGAATTACAAGACACCGGACGAGACTTTCCTAAACTGCCACTAGAAGATGTGGAGCCAAAGCCTGTAGAGGTGATGCCCAAGAGCAATACTCCATTCAAACTTACAGAAGAAGAACAGCGCGAACTGGAAGAAGAAGTGAATCGTCTTATGCGTGAACACGAAAAGAATGGGTTGGGGGAAAAACCTCCGCCACAAAACAATATTTTCATTCCACCAAGCAGCATAACATTTTCTGTTGGTGTTCCTAAAGACATCATGGAGGCGTGGATCAAAAACGGCTTCATGGACTACTTGAAAGACAGCATTCAAGACTTTCTTACAGGAGAGTTTCTAGACGACATATTTGAAGAGATGGAGGAAGAGAGTGAAAAAAAGCGTCGTCCAAAGTCCACTCCTCCTGCGTCCCGTCGTGAAAAAATTTCACGGAGCGAGTGGAAAGAGCCTGATGAAAAGCAGAAGAGCGATCCAAAGTTTGGCAACAAGCCTGCGGATTGGTCGCCATTCATAAAGGACTATGTGGAAGACGAAAAGAAAAAAGACGATGGGCTTGACAAGCCCGAGTGATAGGTTATCTTGTGTGAAAGGAACAGCATGGCAAAAAAGAAACGTGACCACTACATTGACAACACACAGTTCTTCATGGAAATGAGTGCATGGAGAAAGCAGGTTGACGCTGCTGACGCAGCAGGAACTCAACACCCACCAGTAACTCACTACATTGGTGAGTGCTTTATGAAGATTGCGGAACACCTGTCCCGCAAACCCAATTTCATAAACTATCCGTATCGTGAAGAGATGATATCGGATGGAATAGAAAATTGCCTGTTGTACGCGTACAACTTTGACCCAAAGAAGTCCACCAATCCTTTCTCGTATTTCACTCAAATAATCTACTACGCGTTTCTCCGTCGTATACAGAAGGAGAAGAAGCAAGCGTACATTAAACTGAAGAAGATTGAGATGAGTGATGTGGACTCCCAAATGCGTAACTGGATACGGGACAACTACCTCAAGGTGGGAGAAAACTTTGACACCAATGCCACTTTCTTGACAGAGACAGACATCAACAACTTTGACAAGAAGGACAAGGAAAAGCAGGCACCACCTCCACCAAAGAAGGTGGCAAAGAAGCCTGTCAGCAAGCCGAAGCCAGTAAAGGTAAAGGCAAAGGCTAAACCAGTGAAGAAGGCGAAAGGCAAGAAGTGAAAATTGCAATCCTAGCGGATACGCACTTTGGAGCGCGATCCGACTCACCAGTGTTTCTTGAACACTTCATGCGCTTCTATAAGCGCGTGTTCTTCCCTCGACTGCAAGCAGAGGGAATCACCACGATTATTCACTTGGGCGACTTTTTGGATCGCCGCAAGTTCGTGAACTTTGCAACACTGAACGCTGTTCGCACAGGATTCATTCAAGAGTTGTGGGACAACAAACTAGAGATGCACTGCATCTTGGGTAACCACGACATCTTCTACAAGAACCGTAGTGATGTGAACTCGCCCCGAGAACTGTTCTACGATGCGTTCACGGTGTACGAGAAACCCGCTGTACTGCAATTCGGATCCACAAAGATTGCCATGTTACCGTGGATCAACAAGGAGAACGAAGCAGAGTCTATGGAGTTTGTGCGTACCTGTGACGCAGAGATTCTGTGTGGGCACTTGGAACTGGACGGATTCCAAGTCATGCGTAACTCTACATTCCAAGGGGGCATGAAGTCTGATCCGTTTGCGCGATTCAAGGCAGTGTACACCGGACACTTCCACACTCGCCACAGCAGGGACAACATTCACTACTTGGGATGCCCGTATCAGATCACCATGTCCGACTACGGCGAAAAGAAGGGCTTCCATATTCTAGACACCGAAAGTGGTGAACTGGAGTTTGTTGTAAACCCCCACAACATCTTTACGAAGATTACCTACGACGATTCCGCACTGGAGCAGACAGAAATGCTCACGGTTCCCGAAGAGCGGGTACGCGGACACTACGTTCGTGTGGTGGTGGAGAAGAAGACGAAGCCGTATCTGTTTGAGAAATTTGTGGACTCTCTGTACGGTATGCACCCTGAAGGGGTAACCATTATTGACTCGGTGGCTATTGACAACCAATCCGAAACTGATACGGTTGACCTTACAGAGGACACCCTTGCAACCATCAACAAGGAAATAGACAGCATGGACTCGTTAAGCAACGCACAGGCTCTAAAGGATCTTGTGCGAGAACTGTATGTGGAGTCTCTGAACCAAAACGCCAAAGTATGATTACATTCACAAAGATTCGTTGGAAGAACTTGTTGAGTACAGGCAACCACTTCACAGAAGTGCGGTTGGACAAGCACTCCACTACCCTTGTGTGTGGAGACAACGGCGCAGGCAAGACCACCATGTTGGACGCGCTGACATTTGTACTGTACGGTAAGCCATTCCGAAACATCAATCTTCCCCAGTTGGTGAACTCTATCAACGGCAAAGACTGTTTGGTTGAGATTGAATTCTCTACGAACGGCAACTCGTACAAGGTGTGCCGTGGGCTGTCTCCCAAGGTGTTTACCATTGAGCGGGACGGTAAACCTGTGGATCAAACTGCAACGGTAAAGGACTACCAAATCATCTTGGAGACACAAATCCTCAAGATGAACTACAAAACTTTCTGCCAGGTGGTGATTCTTGGGTCCACGAACTACGTGCCGTTCATGCGTCTGTCTGCTGCTGACCGCAGAACCGTGGTGGAGAACCTACTGGACATCGACGTTTTCTCCAAGATGAACGAGATACT